ACAATTTTGGTCTGAACCTGAAGTTGCCACTTTCGATACCGTTGTCCACACCGAATTCGTCTATCCTCAACCACCTTCGGTTCCGGCACCTCAAATCAGATCCACTTTCAAACCTGATTGGGATTCATTGTATGACGCCACCGACTCTGACAGTGCATTGACTGAGCCTGTTGCCATTGAGGAACCTGTGGTGGCGTCTGGTGCGTTGGAACCCGATGCCTCCACTTTCGACATTTGGCTTGACGTCAATTCCAAAGCCGGCAACTTGCAGTGCATACCATCGCATCTGGCGTCGGAAAAGTCTAGTAGGGTTATTGATTTTCTGGCTCCTTTACTACCCGTCAGCAGACAACACCCTGCCGATGATGCAATTTCGAGACTGTTAGGGCGCCGCTTCACTTTCGTTTGGCCACCTGAACCCATTATCGTTCCAGCACCTTCGCGGGGCGCAGTGCATATCATAGAAGCTGCAGTCGACGATAATTCTCAGCAAGCTTATCCCGAAACTTTTCTCCCTTCTCTGAACAAGTACACAACCAATACGAAGTTCGACGTCCGGCGTATCGTCCGAATGTTTGAGGTTGGTATTGAGGAAGGCACCGAGAAGCACAGGGCTTTAGTGGCCAAGTTTACCCGCTTCGCCGAATGCTGTGTTTCGGCCCCTGGCAATTTGCGGGTCAAGTTGCTAATGGTTGAAGGCCCTGCCATGAGCGCCAAGTCGAGCTTGGTGCGAACTTATGTGCGTAGTCGGTTGAAATCAGCGTTGGTTTACGTTCCTTCTGGCAAACTGAGAAAGGATTGGCTAGCTGACACTAACTTTTCTCAACATGCCGAAGTTCTTACCAGGCATTCCGTCCCCCGGAAACGTGGCGGTTACCAAGTTGGCGTCATCGACGAGGTATTCAATTTTGAACCGGCTGAACTCTATCTGCACCTCCGCGTTCTCCGTTCTGCAGGTTGCACCACCGTTCTGATGTTGGGAGACAGGTCGCAGCGTGAACCCACGGGAATTGATATGGACCATCCCTACTTCGCCAGGCGTCTCGAATTACACACTAGCTTGGGGATGCCTCGAGATGCTCATGCTTTGTACGTCAAGCGCAATAGCCTTGATCCCTTGTGGTATGACACCACTGGCGAAGTTGAAACTTCTCTCTTGTTTACCAGTGAAGCCCCAGGTTTCGCCGCCGATCTC